TCATTCGTGCTCTGAACATGACGTTTGATGAGGGTTGTGAATTCAAAGCTATCTGGCGTACTGCTGCTGCTCGTCTGGGCAATGGTAAGCCGGGACAAGCTGCACTGTATGACGCTGAGAAGCGTGTTCACTATGCTTCTGCATCCTTACGACAATATCAAAGGTCAACATGAAAATTACAAACAATCAGGACATTGCATTGCCAATGGCCATCTGGTTGCTCAATGATGAGTATGACTACATTGACAATCCCAAGTACATCAGTGTTACCACATTGATGCGCCCTATCAAACAGATTGTCTTGGCTCAACGTGTCCCTGCTGAAAGTAAAGGCTTCGACATATCTGATCTGATTGCTTCTCGCATGGGTACTGCTTTACATGACTCAATTGAGAAAGCCATCAACACCAATATGCCCAAGGCATTGCGTTTACTTGGTTATCCCAAGGACGTTATCGAACGTATTCTTGTGAACCCAAGTCCAGAGAAACTGCCTACAGTTGAGCATCCAATTGTTCTGTGGACAGAGCAACGTACTATGAAGGAAGTTGGTAAATGGACTGTGGGTGGTAAATTTGATTTGATTGCCGATGGCATCATTCAAGACTACAAATCCACATCTGCTTACTCTTGGATGTATGGCAATCGTACTGAAGACTATCGTCTTCAATTGAGCCTATACAAATGGCTGAACCAAGACAAGATCACTGAAGACTACGGCATCATTAACTTTGTCTTCACTGACTGGATGAAGTCAACTGCTGTACAGAATCCAAAGTATCCACCTTCACGGCTTATGGCCAAGAACTTGGTACTCACTGAGCCACGCTTGATTCAACAATGGGTTGACACCAAACTTGGTTTGCTTGACAAGTACAGTCAAGCTGATGAAGCAGACATCCCTGAGTGCACACCTGAAGACTTATGGATGAGTGAACCAGCATTCAAGTACTACGCTGATCCTGCAAAGACCAGTGGCAAATCCACAAAGAACTTTGATTCGTTGGCTGAAGCCAATTTGCATTGCCTTACCAAGAAGGTAGGCATTGTCAAAACCATTCCCGGTGAACCAAAGCGTTGTGGTTATTGCCCTGCATTTGAAGTGTGCAAGCAAAAAGATCGCTACAACTTTAACCCTTAAGGAAACAATATGATTGATTTGACTGGTGTCTCCCACCATCCAGCAATGGAAGAAATTGTGGAGGTACTTTGTGCCAAAACTCAGAACACGGATAAAGGATTTTTCCGTACTGAAGCTGCCTACTTCTTTGGCAAGATGGCTGCAGCAATGCGTGCCATGATCCTGACCAAAGATCGTGGTGAGATTCCAGTCAATATCTACGCATTGGCTCTGGCAACTTCTGGATTCGGTAAGGGTCATTCTGTTCACATTTTTGAGAACGAATTCCTTGCTGGATTCAAGAAACGCTTCATGGAAGATACTTTCCCCACTGTAGCTGAGAAAAATCTGTGGGACATTGCCAACGACAAAGCTGCTCGTAATGGTACAGACCCACAGGAAGAATTTGATAAGGTATCCAGTGCATTCAAACGTGCTGGTGCTTATCCCTTCACATTCGACTCTGGTACTACGCCTGCTGTGAAACAACTGCGTAACAAGCTGTTGATGGCCAACTGTGGCTCAATCAACATGCAGGTTGATGAGATTGGTTCCAATCTTGAAAGCTCAGATGAATTGCTGAAGCTGTACCTTGAGTTGTATGACCAAGGTATCGTGAAGCAGAAGTTGACCAAAAACACAGCCGACAGTCAACGTGATGAAGAAATCGACGGTAAGACACCTACTAATATGCTGCTGTTTGGCACTCCTGCTAAATTGCTAGATGGTGGCTCCACTGAAGATGCCTTCTACAGCATGTTGGACACGGGCTACGCTCGTCGCTGTATTTTTGGATATGGGAACCAAGACAGAAAAGCCAGCCATACACAGACACCAGAGGAAAGCTATCAGAAACTGATTCAACCTCAGAACTCTGTGCTCGTGGCTAAGTGGGCAAATTGCTTTCACACATTGGCTGATCCTGCTCGCTTCGGTTGGGAAATCGAAGTAGAGGATGACGTAGCTGTTGAATTGATTCGCTACAAAATGAACTGTGAGAAAGTCTCAGATGCACTGGCTGACCACAGGGAAATTCAAAAGGCTGAACTATCACATCGCTACTTTAAAGCACTGAAGCTGGCTGGTGCATACGCATTCATTGATGGCTCTAACAAGCTGGAGATGATCAATCTAAAGCAAGCGATTCTACTCATTGAAGAATCTGGTACAGCTTTCCAAACCATCCTGAACCGTGAGAAGACTTACGTCAAGTTGGCCAGATACATTGCTGCTGAAGGCACTGACTTAACCCATGCTGATCTACATGAAGCATTACCTTTCTACAAGACTGGTAGTGCTGCACGTAATGAGATGATTAGCTTGGCTACAGCATGGGGCTACAAGCAGCATATCCTGATCAAGAAAACTTTCGTAGATGGCATTGAATTCTTCAAGGGTGAAACTCTGAAGGAAACGAACATTGCAGAAATGCACTTGGCCTACAGTGAGCACTTCGCTTACCACTATGAAAGTGTTGTTGCACCATTTGAGCAACTGCACACATTGACTCAGGAACCAGACTTGCACTGGACTAACCATTCATTCAAGAATGGGCATCGTGCAGAAGAGAATGTTCTTGTTGGCTTCAACATGATTGTCATTGATGTTGACGGTGGCACACCTTTGAGTATGGTTCATGACCTGTTCAAAGAGTACAAGTTCATGACTTACACCACCAAGCGACATACAGAAGCAGAGAACAGGTTTCGTCTAATCATCCCAATGAACTATCACTTGGAATTGGATGTTGATGACTATCGTGAGTTCATGAATGCAATCGTTGAATGGCTACCTTTTCAAACAGATGAGGAAGCTAACCAGCGATCACGTAAGTGGACCTCATGTGAAAAGGGAACCTACCACTACAACATGGATGGTGAACTGTTCGATGTCCTGAGATTCATTCCTAAGACTGCAAAGAATGAGGAATTCAAATCTGAGATGAAAAAAGTCGAGTCTATGGACAACCTTGAACGCTGGTTTGCTCAACGTATTGCTGCTGGCAATCGCAACAACCAGATGGTCAAGTTTGCTTTGACACTCGTGGATGGTGGCATGGACTTCTATGAAGTACAGAAACAAGTGTTGACTTTTAACAAGAAGCTAAATAACCCATTGGCAGTATCAGAAATCGAATCAACTATTATGCAAACGGTTGCTAAAAAGATTGCTGGTAAATAAGCTATTCTTTTATTTGGTTCTAAACTTTAGGAAATATATGACAGAAGAAGTCGCACCCAATGACCAATTGATTGCTGTAGTAGGATATTCATCCACTGGTAAAAGTGCCAGCCTCCGTAACATTGAAAATCAGGATCGTTGGGTTTATCTCAACTGTGAATCCGGTAAACGCTTGCCATTTAAAAACAAGTTCAACCGTATTACAATCACTGACCCAATGGAAATACATGCTTATTTTCAAGAAGCGATTGAAAATCGTGATGATGTTGACGGTATCATTGTGGACTCCCTGACTTTCCTTATGGAAATGTATGAGTCTCAGTATGTACTCAGAGCAGCTAACACGATGAAAGCATGGGGTGACTACCAACAGTATTTCAAAACTCTGATGCAAGAACTCGTGCCTCAATTCGGTAAACCTGTGATCTTCACTGCCCACGTCAAAGACGAGACAGACGAAAAGACACTGGATACCCGAACATTCATCCCTGTGAAGGGTGCTCTGAAAGGAGTAGGCATTGAAGCTTACTTCTCTTGCATTGTGTCCTGTAAACGACTTCCCCTGAAGGAGTTGAAAGACTACACCAATGACTTGCTTCCCATCAGTGCTGATGATGAGATTCAAGGCTACAAACACGTTTTCCAAACTCAACTGACTAAAAAAACAGTTGGTGAACGAATCCGTGGACCAATGGGTTTGTTCACTCGTGCTCAAACCTTCATCGACAATGATTGTCAACTCGTGCTGAATAAGCTGCATGAATTTTATGCAGACGATCAGTAATCAACCCTGAACCAAGAAAGAAAATACCATGTCATTTTTTAAAAATCTCTCGACTGATGGCCTTGAAAAGCAAGAAGATCGTATCGGTGGCGGTGGCGGTGGCCTGTGGGACACTGGCGTTTATGATGGCCGTGTCAAAATGGCCTATGCTGGAAGCTACAAATCTGGAGCACAGTTTATTGCTGTGATTCTGGCTGTTGGTTCCCGTGAGTATCGTCAACAAATTCTCATAACCAACGCCAAGGGTGAAAACTTCTACGTCAAAGACGGTAAGAAGATTCCACTTATGGGTTTTAGCATGATCGACAGCCTCTGTATGTTGACCACTGAAGAACCTCTGGCTGGCCAAGATGTTGAAGAGAAAATCATCAGCATCTATGACTTTGATCAAAAGAAGGAAGTGCCTACTGCCATGCCTGTGCTGGTTGGTCTGCTAGACAAGCCCATCACCTTTGCCATTGAAAAGCAACTGGTGAACAAGCAAGAGAAAGACAACTCTGGCAACTACGTTGATACGGCTGAAGAAGTGGAAAAGAACGAACTGCAAAAGTTCTATCACACTGAAACCAAGCTGACCATCACCGAAGCTGAACAAGGCTTGGAAGCTGGTGTGTTCTATCACAAATGGATTGAAGCCAACACTGATGAAAATGGTGTGGGCAAAGTCCGTGATCGTCGCAACAAGAAAGGTGGTCATGCTGCTACGTCAGGTAAACCACCTGCACCCGGTACTGCTCCATCTGCTTCTGGTGCACCCAAGAAGTCTTTGTTTGGCAAGAAAGCCTGATGAAAATTGCAGTGCGTGGCATGGACCCATCTCTCAGGAACTGGGGGATTGCGGAAGCAATCCTTGATCTTGAGACTGGATTCCTTGACACACCTGTGTTGACATTGATTGAAACCAAAGACCCAACAGGTAAGCAGGTTCGCCAGAACTCTAAAGACCTGTCTTTGGCTCAACAGATTTGTGATGTGACTATTCCCATCGCAAGGAAAGCTAAAGCAATCTTTGTTGAAGTACCAGTAGGCTCACAGTCTGCAAGAGCAATGGCCTCATACGGTGTGTGTGTTGGTATTCTTGGTTCAATAAGATCATTGGGCATACCAATTATTGAAGTGACTGCCACTGAAGTAAAGAAGACATTCACTGGTGATCCAGTAGCAACAAAATCTCAAATGATCCAACAGGCATTATTGGAGTATCCATCAGCTAATTTCCCTCATCACGGGGGGAAAATAGTTGCCAAGGCAGAACATGTAGCTGACGCTATAGCTGCAATTCACGCTGGTGTACAAACACCAGCATTTTTAAACATTATGCGGATTATTAAATCCATATAGGAAACAAGATGCAACTCATCCTTCCCCAATCTGAACT